CAGGATCTACCGAAGATGGCAACCAAAAATCCCGCTCGGACTGGAGCGTGACCAGATCAATCTCTGAATCCTTCAATCCGGCGTAGCGATAGATCTCAATGATAACGTCAACCGAGTTCTTTCCGAGAGGCTGTTGAGAGGGAACGACACGCTCGGTGCCGAATTCGTAGATTTGCCGGAACTCGATCTGCGTCATGCTGTGGGCGACTGCCGTAGTGCCCCATCTGCCGCGCTGTACTGTCACTGTCCCGGCCACCAGATCAACGGAGGTGACGTTGACCTTTTCGGCTTCTGCGGTGTCTGGCATCAGCTCGAGCGTGATAGTGATCCCGGCAGCTGGCGTCGTGACCTCTATGACCTCGCGTATAGAAAACGTCGTCACAGAGTCCGTCAGCGGACCAAAGACGAAGTTGTCCTTGTCAATCTTCTCTGGAATGGACTTGCGCGTGAGTTTCAGCCGGTCCGAGCAAACGAGCTTAACTCGGTTGTCTCGCGTCTCGAAATTTCGAATCAAGTACCGACCTCGCAACATTAGTCCAGATTCAACAAGACCGGCTTCCACGTAACCAATCTTACGATCGACGTATCCTTCTGGATTGCCGTAGTTGCGGTAGATAGCATCCCATCGCCGCCAGAAGGTTCCCACACCCGTTGCTGTGTTCACGAGCATGCCATCGCCTTGTTGACGGAGATTCCAAACTCCCGGCAGCGCGTCGTCTTCAAACTCAAGCGTCATCCGTTCGTTAACGGTAACGGCGTTAGGCGCGTCGATTGCCTGCGCAGCCGTATCCATCTTGATGAGATACGGTCGTACACCTTCCCCAGGAAGAATGAGGGGAGCATTCTGCCGGCAGAATCGATCCTCTCGGATACCGCGCATCTGCGGCGTCGTTTCGTAGATATGTCCCGCGTTGAAGTTGTCAACGTCTTGACACGACGGACGAGAATAGTAGCAGCGGTTTCCATTGCCACGGTCCGTTACGGTGCAGCGGCTAACTTGCACCGCCAGTGTCGCTGCGGCCTCAGCTACGCGCTTTGTGTATGGGAAGTACACCTGATTAATAACATCGCTGGGGTTGCGATAAACATTTGCTCCCCAAGCAAGAATCGCCGTGGCATTATCTCCGGGACCTCGAATAAGTTTGTAAATGAGATTGTCCACCACGGCATTAGTGAATTTCACTATGACCCAGAAGCGTTGCCATGTCGTAGTCACAACGCATTGAAGGATGTTGCTCTGCGTCTCCGCGGTATTGTGGACATAGAGACTGACTGTCTGTGTCCCAGAAGCAACCTTGAGCCATACGCTCGCAGTGAAAGCTTTGTTCTGAACCGACACGCCAGTATCCTGCGAGATGTTATCGAAGCTGGCATCGAAGGTAATGGTGTCCGCAGTCGTCGTGCCGTCCGGAGCCACGGTAGTGTTTGCCGAAACAACGAGAGATGACTTCACCCAGTCAGAATGATCAAACTCCTCGGTGTGCTTGATAAGCTGATCAATCCTAGCGGCATAACTGTTCTGACACTCACGCACACCTAAGACGATCAAGTCCTGCCTGGTGCGTATGAGATTGTTACGTTGCGTTAGATAACTCACGCAACCTCCATGAAAGCTTCTTCAACTGGAAGATTAAACGTGAGGCGTGTCCAGGCTCCTCCAATAGCAAGTCGATCAATCCTGGCGGTATCCGGCACTTTGACGTATCGTGGTGAGTCGAAATCCGTGTCTGCGGTATCGAGCGTGAAAAAGAATGGAAATCGCTTCAGCGCGTGATTGTCAATGAAGGCATTACCGTCGGAAGTAAACCAGGATCGAGCAGCCCCTGCCGCACCGAAGGTAATGACCCCACGATGAAGTTGCCCACGCGATATCCCGGCGAGGTAATGGCCGCCATCACTTCTCGAACCAACGATATCAACGTCCTTGAAGAAGGGATCGAATGATGGCGCCACATACTCGGGAAGGTCTGTGCGCAGCCCTAACCAGAGATCCCCAATAAACGGTGGCGCAGCAAATGACGCACCAGCTACCGTGATCTCGACACGCCAGTACCGCAAGGCTCCTGGGGCGGAGAAAGTCAGAAGAGATACACCGTCCTCGGTGACCGCCGTGGCTGCCATGCGCTGAGTGGTGGGCGGAGTGAAGGTATCGGCCATGATTTTGACGGTAGCACCGAGGGTGAAGAGGTTGTGATTCACCAAGCCAATATAGTTAGCGTTTTGCGGAGAGGCACCGTTGTCAATATCGATCTCTATCGGCTTAACCGTCGTGTTGGATTTCCAGACGTTGTAAGACTTCATGTCTGAAATGTTTGCGATCGAAAACCCGCTCGCCGTGCCTGGGTCAGCCACGGTCGTCGTCGCGAGACGCAACATTGAGACGTAAGCGATCAGCGGCTTTGCCATTACTTCGCTCCGTCGTTGGTTGCCGTGTTGATCAACTTCGTTAGGTCTCTCGCCAGATTGTCCGGGTCCGTTCCAATCATACTGCCCTGGACAACGATCGTCACGGCGGGATTGTTAGGTGCCTGCACTCCCGTTGTCAACGGTGCTGCGATTTCTCCTCCCCGACCATGGTGACCTCCACCACGATCTCCAGACACGGAACCTCCTCCACCACCTAGAGCCTTAGCTGCGGCTCCGGCAGCGGCCGCGGCAGCAAAAGCAATCCCAGCCACGGCGAACTTGGAATGGTCACCAAGCAATGCTGCCACCAGCGCGATCGATCCATAACCGACCAGCACTGGAACCATTGCTTCGAGCATGTTTGCTAAGAACTTTTTCAGTGACGTGGGCTGGCCTGTGAAAGCCGAGGTCATGGTCCCGGCGAATGCGGACATAGCAGATGCGGCCAAGTCCGCTTTCAATTGCGCAGCGGTGAGTGCAGAGGTAACACTGTTTTGCCAGTCTATCCATGGATCGGTTTCTGGTGGGCGGACGAGAGTAAGTGAGGCACCGAACTCTTGCAGTTTTGCATTGGATTCTTCAGCCGTGAAACCGAGAGCAACTAGCTTATCAGTCAGGTTGTGAAGGCCGAGATCATATTGCTCCGCCGTGATCCGACCCTGACCGAAGGATTCATTTAGAACGTTAATGGATTGTTGAATGCTCTGCATCTGTCCGGCAAATTCAGCCGGGTCCGAGATGCCAGCGAAAGCAAATGCCTTTCCCTCACCGGTATCCGCACCGAAAAATTCCTGGAACTCTTTGACGGACTGCTCTGCGGAGTCCATCTGCGCCATGAAGAGACCAGCCGCATCATTGATCTTCTGTGCTTCGTCGCGCCATGCCTTCGTCTCTGCGGCAATACGTTTTGTCTCCGCAGCGATATCAGATTCCGAACGGAAAGTACCTGCCAGCTTGGACTGCGTGACTCCGATTTCTTTATTGATCTCGTCCAGATTGTGTTGCATCACTCCCAGAGCTTCCGCGGACGGTGGACCCCCACCCCCGGGACCTCCAAAAAAAAGTGCCCCGGCAGCACCAAGAAGATGACCGCCAGGAATTGACATGGTTGTCGCGACGGCGGTTGCGGAGGCTTTGGCTTTATCCACGCCGGTCATCTTGTCCATCAACTCTTGACGCTTCTCAAGAAGGATATTGAGATGTGCTTGTTGATCAAGCTTGTCATTGGTGATCCCGGCAGCCTTGTTCATTTCCTGAAGTTGCCGCGTCAGTCGTTGAGATGCCGTCTCACCCTTCACGATCGCGTTGTACCAGTCGGTTGCCGTGTCACTTGCTTTCTTGAACCAGGTTGTCGAACTAACCAGATCAGTAATCAGAGTCCGAAGAGCAGAGGCCAACGCCAGCACCGCACCGGACACACTGATCACACTAGTGAGCGACAAGAAAGCCTGCTTGAAACCGGTCAGTCGAGAAACAAGTTTGTCTGTGTTGATGCCAAGAGTGCTCTGTGAGGTTCCGAATTTCTTGAGTGCCGCCTCACCTTGCTGAAAGGCTTGCGTACTGCTGGCGATACCACCCACGACACCGTTGGAGTCTATCGTGAGTGACGCGAGAACTAAGTTCCCACCTTCAACGGCCATGTAATTACCTCAGGCGTTGTCTCGTTGCATGGATCTCAGATACTCTGGTATGAACTCGAAAGAGACGGCGAGTGAGCTCCGGGCGTTCGTTCGGATCGATGGCCTCGATTTCGAGAGCGGCCAACACGGCAGGGAGTGAAAGTGCATCACTCAGTCCATTAGTCTGTCCCACGAGGTACGCTCCGTAAAAGTAAAGTGCATAGAGAACCAAGTTGTCTGTGGTCTCTCTCCATGCACTTCGCTCAGGAAGATCCCGACCGTCTGCGATAGCTTCCTGTTCCGTAAACCACTGCGGAACAACCTCGTCGATCAGGGCATCGAGCCGTTTCCGCTCTTGGAGAAAAAATCTGCTTCTCTCGCAAGCTCTTCCATAATGAAATCGATTGACTTTGGAGCCGCGTCTAGCACCTTGCAGAACTCAGCCGGACTGTAGGGAGGATTTGTTTCCTTGGAATCTGCGGCACGGAACCGTTCCGGAACTTCCCATCCGATTACAACCTCCTCGGTGAAGGCCGCGATCAGTTGAGAAATTCGACCTCTCGCAACGGTTCCGTCCTTTGTAAAAATTCCCGCGGCGTGCATCTTGCTTTCGAATCGTTCACGCTCCTTCATGGTCCTATACTTGATCTCGATTCGAAATCCCTCAAGTGCTTCGCGCAGTTCGATCCATCGACTCCTACCATGTTCCAGAGTGCTCAGATCCAATAACATGCACTACCCCCATTGCAAACTAGGTCTGCGTAAACGAGAACTCGTCCTCTCCTGCTGCTGAGTTTGCCATGCATTCGAATTCGATCGGAGCCGTTACGATCGCGTCACGATCTGCCTTTCCGACCTTGTTGTAAATGGCGTTTGGAATGTTGAGATTGAACTGATTATAGTTCGTTCCGCCAGACGGGAATGTCCCTGTGGTGATCACCCCTGCGGTACCGGCAATCCACTGCGCGAACCAATTGTTGGTTGCTGCCGGAACTTCTTCGGGATCGAACGATCCGGTAGCTTTACGTCCCGTGATTTGAGCCGTAAACAGTCCGGTTGCACTGTTTGGATTAGATCTCATGGCGATCTGATTTCCGAAGTCCAGCTTGAGTGTCTTGAGCTTCGCAGTTGTGAAAGCCCCGATGACCGACATGGCAGCTGACATGAATGCTGGCTCCATGAATGTCGGATAGACTACCGAAGTCAGCAATGCAAGATCCGTCGGAGTGTTGTATAACCCTTGGAACTCGAATTCCGCAAGCACCGGCATTCCGACGGTAAAAGTCAAGATACAATTTCCAACTGCACCATGGATCAGGTATCGCTTACCGTCGTTGTAGACGGCAAGCGTGCAGTATGCTCCAGTGGTCTCGTCCACCACCGTAGAAGAACTCGGAGTGTAGGCTGCTTGCTCGTTTGGATTTGCTCCCGAAACAACCAAGTTCATCCCACAGCCTTTAAACGGAACCGAAAAGTCAGCCTCTGTTGATGCGGCCACGGGAGCGGCTATGGCTCCGGTGGAATGGTTGTATGATCCGCGAAGATATTGTTTCCACCGAATGTGGGCCGCTTGAGTACCCACCACTGAGCCTCTAGGAGAAAGCGATCCCGTCATGGCTTCGCGCGGTGTCATGAGAACATCCGGCTCCCATTCAACGGGACCGGTAGGCAGGATGACATCTGCGGCAGCAAGAGTCTCAGCACTGCCTGCGACAGCCTCTTGCTTAATTGCGACCTGTGATTTTCCCAACAGCAGCGGCATGGCTGGCTCCTATGCTACCTGATCTCGTGTCTTCGAATCTCGATTGGTAGAGTAGATGTTCGTACGATCGCTCCAGATTCTTGTTCCTCTTCGGGTCCGTAGGTTGCAGTGTCAGTCCATTCCACGAGCTCCACGAAGAGACTGGGGTCAGCAATGGTTTGTAATGCCGGATGCATAACGCATAGAGCGCGAGCCGCACCAGCTACGTAACGCATCATGATCTTGTTCAACTGATCGGGTGCAAGTGTCGGAAGCGACATTCCAATGTGACCATGGAACATGACATCGAATCGATGCCGAGCGTGAATCTGTTTTGCACTCGTCATCGTGTTCCAGACTTCAATGGGACTGCTCGACACGGATCGGATACTGCAAGCTGGATATCCCTGGATGAGTTTCAAATCCCAATCGTAGTAGTTGATTGCTGGAACATCTGGGGTAATGAGACCGTCGTTTTCTGCCGCATCGATCAAGTCGAGTTCTGCAGAAAGATAGTCACGGAGTACTTCAATGATCCGTTTTGGAAGTCCGGAAGCTAACTGAATTGACATGGTTTATCTCGGCCTGGAACTTCTGATTGAAGAAGCGAACCGACGTAGCACCTGCGGCACCCGTTCCTTTCGATACCAATCAACGAAGGCAGTTCGAAGTTCAAGCACCTGCTGAGCCGTCTTCGATATCATGTCACGAACCGGAACACCCAGTCCAAGAAAATGGACCACGGCAATCGGATCACGCGCGCCGAAACTGAAGATCCCTCCATTGCCCTGAGGCGTGAATTTCTGGACGTACTCTGCGCGTGAGGGATTAGTGAATCGCGTCTTCATCTCTGTCGAGAGTTGCAGGATCTTTCTGCCGGGAAATCGTCTCCTTTTCCACTGGGCGTATTTTGGACTCAGCTTAGGCCATCGTCCAGAAGCACCAGCGGATCCCTGGCTACTGAAAATTCTCTTCTGTTGCACGCGATGAACCTGCCCCAGTCGGCGCAGAACGGGCCCTTTCAAGTCCGCGCTCGTAATCTGCAAAGCCTCTGTGAGCGTGCGAAGCCTTTTGAAACCATCCTTGTTAGTGTTGATTCGAACTCTCAATAGACGTCTCGAGACGTGATGACGATCCCGACCGACGTTGGATGCGTCTCCAATGCCGGGAGCGTATCACCACTCAGAATGTGGTCCGTTGCAAAGACATTGGAACCATTGATCTCTTCTGCAATGGCTCCGGTCGCGTTGGAAATGGAACCGGATTCTCCATCACCACCAATGAACTCGATCCATCGATTCTGGAGGTACTCAATTCGATCGCTGTTGTTGGGCTGGTAAGCGAATTGTTGAGCGATCGTGTAGTCGAGTGCCGTACCGATCGCGTTGGCTTCTCGAAGAAGTTTGCCGAGATTCGTGTTGGCAACACTTGCTGGAGTAACCGTCACCCCAAGACGTTTGCAAAGAGCAGTCAAGACTGCTGCTCGCATTTCTGCCCAGGTAGCCGTCTCGACATCGTTGGGTCGGGTGGTCCCATCAATGAAGGTTCCAATCCAACGCTCCACATCTGACTGTCCACAAAATGAATTCGTGAACGACGGTGCCGGTACCGTACCTGCCGCAGTGATGTCCCATCTGAATTCGGATTGACGTCCCAGTGTCGCCGGATCGATCTCACGCAGGTAGAGAATGTAACGACCGCTGTTCAATGGGGTGAAGCTGAAATAGTATCGACCGGTAGTTCCGATCTCTACCCAGGCAACTGCCTCACCTGCGGCAATGATAGCTCCGCCACTCTGCCGTTGAAGGGTCAAGGTGACATCCGCCGGAGACAGCATGCCGGTCAGAGGATTTTCATTTACATCTAGAACTGTCCATCCATCGATTACAAGCTGCCCAGTACTTGGCATGTGGACCTCCAGCGGTACCTGCAGAGACCAATTGACCTCCACAGGTACCGCCAGTCAGTTACGAACTAGATGAAATCAATTTCAATTGCAGCCTGCCAGTTCCACGGAATGTAGGCGTGGGCCGCGTACGAATACAGATAGCCTTCGCCCTTGTTCCACTGGTCAGACGACTCGTCTCCGATGTTGCTGTTAAACGACCAATCCATGACACGGCACAGAGCCAGTGCGCGAGCCACGGACTCGGACGGCTCTGCGAACAGCCAGAACCGATCCTTTGTTCCGCTTGTTGCTCCGGTGGACGAAGCGTACGCCGAAATGATGACGTCTACCAGTCCACGGAACCGACCAGTGACTCCGGACGAGTCCACAGCCTGCTGGGTCATCAAGGGGCTGACCACAGTTCGGAATGCGAACTCGAACGTTTCCGGAACCAACGCGATGACCTTGGTGATTCCCTCGTTGACGGGGGTTCCTTGGTCATCAGTAAATCCCTTCAGTTTCGGAAGGGCAGTGTTGAGAGCCGTTTCAACTTCTGCAGCCGTCGGAGCCGTGGGAGTTGCAATGTCCACGGAAATCTTGTTGCTCTGGTTCGCACCGGATTCCGGATGAGCCGTGTTGAACAACGACACGGCATCATATCCCGTGACGGTCGTATTGACCAAGGCCTGGCACAAAATCTTGTCCATTCCCTTCATGGCCTTGAACGCCATCTGACGACTCTTCTCCGAAATCTCAGCACCCTTCGTTTCCGCAACCAGCCGGTCGAACAGGACAGTCTGACGCCACGGAAACACAGTGGCGGTGACTTTCCAATCCTTCAAGATGGTTGCCGGGTCTGGACCACCACCAAGAATTCCACCCACCTGTGTCGGCTCAGGAACAGAACCGAACGATGGGTAAACAGTGGTGATCTCTCCTTGGGTTTTCTCGACAGACAGTCGAGGGTAGAATCGCTGCGTCTGAGCATTCTCCAGGGCATCGAAGAAATCGTTGTACACAATGTCCCTGGTTACTTCCGGGTTAATCGGTTGAGGTGCCATCATGTCCCCCTAGGTCACATTGTTCTGAAGTGCCTGGTCGGACAGGTCCAGGTAACCGCTAACGGCGGTGACCTCGATCTGAAGGACTCGACCCAGGGCTCCGCAGTTGCCTGCCGCAGTGGCAGTCAGATCCGCGGGATTGTCGGAAGTCAGCAGCGGGTAAAGCAACTCGCGATTGGATGCGTGCGCGATCGCTGCCACACCAGTGAACCAGACGATACCTCTGGAGAGAACCTCCACAAGTTGATCTGCAGCGGTGGTGGTCACTCGTTCGGTAACGACTCCGAAAGCCACGTCCGTCGTGACGCCGTTGCTGACCTTGATTTTTCCGACGCCGGTTGCGCCAGTACAAATGGCTCCTCGAAAAAATGTCGCAGCAGCTGCGCACGGTTGCTTGGAAGCAAACAAGGGGCTTCCACGAACCGGTCGCCATCCGTGAAAATTGTCGCCGAGTGCAGCCATCAGTTAACCTTTCATTGCGGCACGATGCCGCTTGAACTGCGTCAGAGACATGGCACCCTTCTTTGCATGGACAAGCTTCTCGGGATCCTTCCCCTGCTCGCGGATGTTTTCCTTGTCTTCTGCGGAGTACCCTTGCTCGTCGTCAGTGTCCTTGAAGCCGGTGCCGGAACTGAACTCTCTCCGCATCGTCTTCTTCGGACGGGTCTTCAGGTTTTGTTTGAGGATGTTGACATCGTTTTCGAAGATCGAGTTCTTGAACCAAGCCAGTGTCACCGAATCCGACGTGTTGTCGTAGCCGGTAACCTCCTCGTGCGTGAACTGTCCTGCGTCCACTCCTCGCTTCACTAGCTCGCGGACTCTCATGGCGAGGACCTGTTGCTTCAACTGCCGATTCTCTTTGTCACTCGGGTTGTTGTCCGATTCCTTGCGGAGCTCCGACAACTCCTGCTTCAGATTCTCGACCGTTGCATTCAACTCCCGGATCTCCCCGCGACTCTCAGTGAGGAGAACTTCGAGAGCTTCGTTCTGATCTTTGAACTCTACCCCCTCGCCGCCCTTTGCCTTCCTTTCGAGATCCTCCTTCTTGTCTTTGTCCAACATCTTTTTCTCCGGCAGGGCAGTGAAGTGGAGTACGACAGGCGATCCGCCCTTTGCAATCGCTGCCGCTATGTTCAAACCCTTAATGAATGGACTGTTCGTCAGCAGAACATGATGTAGAACTGGACCGATCGAAGTTCCGTCGTAGTCTTTTCCCTCCTGAGCTCCGATGGATGCTCCACGAATCCGATCTCCAACAACATATGCCACTGCTTCGCCGTGGATTTTTGCATCGATCTCGAGATCCCCGTCGCTATTGATCCAAGCATCTTCCACCCAACCGTCTGGAAGACGCTGATCGAGATCTTCGACGTGATCTCCCAATGCGTAGATCGGAACCTGTCGAGGATATTTCTTGTAGTTCGAAGCAATCTTGCGAAGTTTCTTTTCGTCCAGATCACCTTCTTGATCACCATTGACATACTCGCCAATGGCCTGAGCCACAACCATGTTCTTTCTGAGAACAGGACCTTCCCCGTAACGACGCTTCGAGATTTCGCTCTCAGCGCGGATCCGAAGTTCATCTTCCGGCATTTTGACCTTCTTGCTGTCCTCAGTGCCGTCCTGATTGAGACCGAGCGAGGATCTGCAAATAGCCCAAGCAGACGACTCGTCCTCTCCACGGTCCATGACATGCCGGACGCACGATTCAAGAATCTCTGGCATCAGTGCCCTCCTGACATCTTCTCTCGGCAACTCGCGCAAATGGCATCCAGAAATTTGCCAGTCGCACCAAAGTGCCAACCTTTACGAATCGTGATCCCAACTGGATTTTCTGGTGTAGCCTCCAGCCCGCATTTCATGCACAATGGATTCTGGGGCACGTACTCGGGATCGAATTCATACGTGCCATAATCCGGTCGAAGACGAATGCCAGATAGCAAGATCATGCCGTCACCTTGTAGAGATAGAATCCCCGACAGAGTTCAAAGCCGTGACAGTCATTCGGAGGCATGTGCTTGAAGTATTCATCCGTGTTGATTTCGTATTCGGCTCCGTCCAACTCGGAACATCGCGGTGAGTTGTCTCCCGGCAGGTTGTCCGCGGAACTGCAAGTGTTCTCGTCCAGCACTTCAGATCGGACAACCGTCTTGATTTCTCCTACATGACGTTGCGCTTCCAGGTTGCGACCTAGATTGAAGGCTTCGGACGTCGCACCTCTGGCGGCTTTGTCCACTGGAGCTTCTGAGAGTGCATTCAATCCTTCTCGAACCGCGTCGACGAGTGCTTCTCCTCGCAAACCCTGCTGAGAGAAATCATTGATCAGTCGGACGGCTTCGTTTTCCAGTCTGGTCTTGAGTCCGGACACGTCCAGTTCAACGGCCACTTGGTGGGCCTTGCCAGTCACCCCGATTGCTGCACGACCCACGGGCTGCGGCATTTTAGGGCGCGTCCTCTGGGTCAACGGCCGGAGCCGTCGAGTCGTCCCGCGTCTTCAACGACTCTGCCTCCTCTGCGGAGAGAGGGTACTCGTTGCTGGGCAGATGCAGTCCGCAACGTAGCAAGCCATTATTCATTGGGTGCGTTGCTGCCCCACAGATAGAACACAGAACCAAAGCTTCTGGTCCATTGCCGGTGCTGCCGGTATCAGCCATTTTTTTGCCTCTTGATTTCATCGGTTACTTGTCCGCGACCGAAATTGGCGATCCGAGTCCGGATGTTGACCAGGTCGGATTTCAATTCGGCCAGTCCACCCTTCACGTCCAGTCCGTCCTCCAGAATCTTCTTGCCTGCGTCTAGCTTGATGCTGCTCAAGATTTTCTCAATGGTACGATCCTGCCATTGAAACAACTTCGTCGCGTACGCGGCTTCGTATGAATCTAGTCCCCGTTCGATTGCAGCCAGTCCCAAGATGCGCGATTCGTCGGGCGTGCTCTGCCGACGAGAGTTTTTTTTTCCGACGGAGTGCGGAATCTGCTCGATGCCTCGTCGTCTCGAGACGAGTCCTGCGTGGGATCCCGTACCTCTGAAGGACGTCCTCCAAGATTCGGAGGCATGTTCTGAGTCTTCAGATCGTCAAACTCGTTCTGAGTGAGCTCCTTGACTCCGAGTGCCTTGCGAACGTGATTCTCTACTTCCAGATCATGGACCAGTCCTCCCTTTTGAACTGCATCCAGAATGTTCGGAACATTGTCGAGTTGCTCCGTTGGCGAGACACGGCTGGACTCGATCCGGGGTCGTTTCTTCGCACCTGGAAAATTCGCCGCCATGATATCTTCAATCAGACCATTAAGGTATCCCGCACCATGGTTGATCTGCTCCTCCAAAAATTGCCTGGTAGCGTCAAGTTCCTGCATATATGAAACCATGAGAACCGATCCTGTGGCGCGAGATCCGGATTGAGTTTGCCCCTGCTGCATGAAGTCCGTCGATGCTGCAGAAGCAATGTCATTGTTTCGTTGCATGATCATCGACGCCGTATCAACCACCGCGCCCGTGCTGGTAAGGAAACCGACCTTCTGTCCGTTGGCTCGCACCACAAAGGCTCGCTCCTTGGAACCTCCACGGAGTGATTTCGCAATCTCAACCAGCGAACGTTGATCTGCAAGTGTGTCGGTTGGGCTGAGCTCGACATCTGGGATTCCGACTCCGCGGTTCTGCGCGTCGATCATTCCGATACGAGCCAGCATGTCTTTCTCGACCCAGCTGCGGTACATCGATCGCAGCAGAGAAACACCTTCCCAATTCTCTCCGGCCAGATCCCACACCACCATGAAGAGATCATCGACCGGGATACGCTCATCGACAACAAACCTACCGTTGGGGAGTCGGTACTTGCGATGAACTGCAACGAGTCGCGTCCCGGCATCGTTCCATTCCCAGGCACCTTGCGGCCCACCAAAGGATCGTGGATGCAAGTACGTCATGTGCCGGAGAATGCGGTAGGTGCCAACGGTGTCCCAGGTCTTGCCAAAAGCGGAGAATCCATACTTTAACGACCGCATCATCTCATTAAGACGGTGAATCCACGACGTCGAACACCACAGCGCGGGATCCGACCCCGGCTCACGCAGGATATTCGCGGCGATGAGATCACGATGTTCCTGCTCGCCATCAACGACGCGCCAACGTACGGCGGAGATCAGTGGGAAAGTTGAAGCTCGTAACTGCGCAGCGATCTTTGCATCGTTGCCCATCTTATCGTAAGTCTCTAATCGCTTGGTGAAATCCTTCAGTGCCGGAACGTACTCTTCGTCCAGCCGATTGAGACTGATCTTGCCACCCCACGGCATCGACGACGAAGCGGCGACTTGCGACTGCGCGAAGAAGATTTCCTTCTGCATTCTATCTAGCTTGTTTCGAACGCGAGCACGTGCCCCTTTCCGTGCTCCTGCGGTGGTTCCGGCCATCAATACACCTCGCTCATGATCGACGGTGGTGTAACAATCTTCCCTGACGTGGAGAGGTACGAACTGCGAGAGAGAACTGGCATGGCAGAGGAATTGACTTCAATCAGATTATGGTTTTGGCTGAATGGAAGCAGGTACTGAACCAATCGTGCGAGAACGTTTGCGGCATCGTCGTAGCAACCTTTTCGCTTCGGAGCCATGATAATCATGTGATGATCCTTCGATCCGGAGTCTTTCCGGATGAGCCCCTTGCAATCCGCCAGCAGAATCCGATCGTCCGGTAGCGAGGCAGATTTCGATCGAAGGACCGATCGGAGATTCTTGAAAGCCTCGGTCTTCTCTGGCGCGGAGACTGGCTTCAAAACAAATTTAATTCCTTTGCTCTGAAAGCGACTCTGCAGCGGTATGTCCGCGAACTGGTCTCCGTGTACTCGATCGATACCGTAGGGGCGGAGCTCCTCACAGATTTCCTCGACAACGGTTTCGTCGCTGAGCGGATGACCCTTCGTTGGTGTCCAGTGTCGCATGCGGTCGATGAGAACGTACGGCCGGTCGGAACGGACCGAAGGATCGCGGGGGTTCTGCGAGGTGCGATGAGCAATGCCGAGTGAGAATCGATCGCGTTTGAAGGCCGCATCGATCCACGCTACGTATTCAATGCCAGAAGCTGGGGGAATTTGCTGTTGTCCTCTGCGAACACATTGGTCAATGATCTCCGGCTCGAAGAACAAATTGGCAGCCCCCGGCTTCAGGAATTCCGCGCCGTAGTCTCTGGCGAAAGCGACGGGATCCTTTTCCTGCTCCTCATCGAAAAACCGTTTCGGAATCGCCGGATTCAGCAACCACGTCGGGGCCTTGATGACCAGAGCTCGGGATTTCTGACGGTTCTTGTACGCTTCCCACAGCACACCCTGCTCCTGGTTGGGAGACGAGATAATGATTCGACGTGGACGAAGTGGCGACAGCGTAGCGAATCTAGATCGCACGGCGCGGATCACTTCCACGTCCTGATTATAGGCGTCTTCGGCCGAGTCCCACCACGCTATTTCGTCCCCAATGAACCATAAACCCGTCGCGCCACGGACCGACATCTTATTAGAAGGGTACACAGCAATCCTCGCGGGCCACCGCAAACGGATTTCCTCGCCCACGATGGCTCGCGACTGTGCCGGAGTGGTTGCATCTGCAGACGCCAGGCACTTGAACCCCTTGGACTCGAGAGTCTCTAAGTTGCCTTGCACGTAGTTCCGCGCAATGCCAGCCTGCTTACGGTCCGACGCAATCAAGATGCCAGTCGCGAACTGTCCTGGGATAAGGAACTGCCGCAGTGAAGGGCCCCACCGCACCGTCTCATACGTCGCAATGGTGCCGGCAAGATCCGTTTTACCCGATCGTGTGCCGCAAATCAGGTACGCTTCCGTGTATCCATTGGGACGGGGCTTGCGACCCTCTGAGAGTGTGAGGAAAGCGCGCGACTCTTCTGCGGAGAGACGCACTCCATAGAGCGCTTTGAGAATGGCAATCTGGTGCAACGAGTAATACGACTTGGACAGATAGAGTCGTGACGTCGCGAACTTGTCGATCGACGGACCCGATGGCGCGGGAACAGCCATGGCTGGGTGTCTCCAGTATCTGATGGGAGCTACGACTCCGAAATAACGATAGGTGAAGTGGGTGAAGTGGGTGATTCCGAATGACCATTCGACTTAGTGGCCTTGTAATTTAATTGTCGCGATTTACCATCCGACGCCAGTATCGCGTCCATCAGGAAAGCCAGAGCACGGGACTGCTCGACGAGACAGGCAAGAACGACCGGGGTGAAATCGATCTGGACGAGCTTGGATCGGTTGAGGAGAACGGGGATTTGATTGGACAGCGCGATGAGACGTTCCGCTGCTGCTCGGATGTTGATCTCGACCGGGTCAATGTCCAATGAGTGCCTCCATGGAAATGGTTCAGAAATTTTATACGGACCTATCGGCACCGCACCGCGTTTCGAATTTAGATTGCGAAACGTCCCGGTGTAGATCTGAGGACGTTGATCCTTTAGAATTACTACGCGGCACCTTCGTCCTCGTCAAATTCAGATTCGGATTCGTCTTCATCTCGCAGAGAGGATCCAGAAGGAACGGCTGAGAACACAGTATTGCGTTTCGCGCTTCGATTTATAGTTCCATGTGCACGTAACCCAGCCATTCTAATGGACTTGTTCAATCGTTCACTCCACAGTACCAACAACCTCCCCAACCTTTCCGCTTTCTCGCTATCGGGTTTCTCCTTCAGCAGCAGGACTTCCAATTGCACAACTTGAGAGTAAGCCAGTACGGCCACCTGCGCAACTGCCTGCTGTCGCGGATCGTCCTCCACTCGTGCCATGATATCGCG